CTCCACCATTGAGCACCACGGCGTTTCTGGTGGCGGCCATTATACTTCTCACGCAAAGCATTCTGTTACAGAGAAATGGACGTTCTATGATGATGAGTCGGGCATTGAGGTGCCCGACGTGCGCATAAATAATAGCACATATGTGGTGATGTATCGCAAGGCGACTCCTAGCCTAGCTGCGTCTGCAGTAAACGAGATGGACTAAGTAAATCAATAGCATTCACGTCTTGATGAAGGGTCGCCTAGGCGTTGGCAGAAGAATGTTTCCTGTGTATTCGTATTTTTCTTAACAACGTCGCATCTTAACATTCCTCTCAATTCATACTTTGATTGAGGAGTGCTACTTGGATTGCCCTTAATATCGCCAGGTACAATCATAGGAAAATCTCCAGAAGTTGGAAGCCCACATGTATCACGATAAGAATCATACATATAAATATTATTTGTACCCGAGGGATTATAGTAATAGAATTCACGACCATCATTGAATTTAAACTTCAGTATATTCCCCCCATATTTGCCCCCCTCTTTCGATGGTATATACCCAGGTAAACAATTACAGTCCGATGCCCGGGTAGGCGCAGCAGATGAGAAGCCTTCCTTTTTCACATCCACAAAGCCAAAGGCATTCGACGTAGTTGTTAAGGCGTAGTATAAAACCGCCAAGAACGTAAGGGTTAAAATCAGTATCACTACTCTTTTCATTCTAATTAGAGAATGTCTAAATGTCAAATGAAAAAATATGCCGCTGGCGGTAAATGTGGGACAATGAGTTCTTCTTTCTGCGAGGCAGGCTCCAAGGACGGTGTAAAAGAAGTGAATGCCAAGTTATCTGCAGCTTTGGCGGAAAGGGCAAAGCAAGACGCCTTGTTTTCATCGCCTGCTTCTGCTCCAGCTTCTGCTTCAGCGAAGCCAGAGCCCCAGCAACAGCAGCAGCAGCCAGTCCAAGCCATTGTTGTGCGTCAAGCAGCGGCCCCCACCACCCAGCAAAAATATTCAGATATCGACCTTATACTGTCAGGGGATTTCCAAGAAGACTAGTTCCAAGAACCACTAGTTGTACATCCCGAAGGGTTAGTTGTACATCCCGAAGGGCAGCGTGTCCTTCACCTCCTTCTTCTTGAGGAACAAGTCCACATGCTCCTTCTTTAACACAAACGGGAGGGCGAACCCAGGGATATGGAACGGCAGCTCCTTCACATTGAACATGCGCAGCATATTCACACGCTGCGCAATCTGCTCAATACACCGCTTCAGCTCGCGCACACCCGTCTCCTCCTTTGCATAATTCGTCAGGATGTGCTGGAGGATGTCGCGACTGATGGCAACCTTCTCCACGAGATTCACCTCCTTCAGTGCCGCAGGCAGAAGGAACTGCTCCGCAATGGCAATCTTGTCCTTCGTCTCATACCCGGCCAGATTCACGACCACCATGCGGTCCATCAGAATCTTGTCAACCTTATTCACATCGTTGCCGCTGAACACGAGCATCGTGCGACTCAGGTCTAGCGGAATGCCGCTCAGATACTTGTCCTCAAACTCCATGTTCTGGACGGGGTCGGTCATGTGAACCAGCAGGTTCTGGATTTCCTCGCCCTTGCTCGTGGAGCTAATCTTATCCAGCTCGTCAAACATGAGAACCATGCTCATGGACTTGGCCTGCGCCAGGCAATTGGCGATGCGGCCGCAATGGCTGCCCTCATACACGAACTGGTGGCCGGTGTAAGTGGAAGAGTCGCTGTCGCCGCCAAGCGAGATGAACTGGAACGGCCAGTCCAGCGCCTTGGCGATGCCGTTCTTAATCAGACTCGTCTTACCAATACCAGGAGGGCCGAGGAGAAGGAGGCTCAGCCCTGAAGAAGTGGGGTTGGCAATCTTGCTGGCAATGAACTGCATGATTTGTAGCTTGGCGTCGTTCTGGCCGTAAATCGCCTCATCTAGACACTTCCGCGCCTTCTCCATGAAGGGCGCGCAAGTCTCCGGGCCGTTCTCCAGACTCACCGGCATCTCCTTGTAATGGCCGAGAGGCATGGAGACCAGCTTGTCCATCCACGTGCGAAGCTTGTAATACTCGCCACTGCTCGTATCCATCGTGTTCATGGCGTTGTAGCGAGACATCACCATCGCCATCATCTCCGGCTTCAGCTTCATCTGGAGAAGGCGGAACATGAGAGGCTCCTCCTTCTTCGTGTACTCCGAGCGCTTCTCTAGCGCCTCCAACATGGCCCTCTTCTTCGGAGACTCCAGGGCCTTGAACTGGTCAATCTGGTCGTCAATCGTATTCTCCTCCGCCGGCTTGGAGAGCAGCTTCACGAATCTGCGAACATCCTCTGACTCCTTCTTCATGTTGTGGCGACGAGGAATCATGCGGTCGACCTGCTCCTCAACGGGGCCACCGAAGCTGATGGAAATGCCCTTGAAAGCGCCCGAGCCCTCCTCATCCTCGTCGTAGTCCTCCTCATCATACTCCTCGTCGTCCTCGTCATCTTCCTCGTCATCTTCCTCCTGCTCCTCCTCTTCCTCTTCCTCCTCGTCCTCGGACTCGGACTCGGACTCAATCACACGAGAAGGCTTCTTCTTCTTCTTAGGCTTGAAAGCACGAGAAGACTTCTTTTTGGGCTTCTCCTCCTCTTCTTGATCCTCTGCATCATCCGTGTCCTCAGAGCCGAGGGTCTCCCCATCAGAATCCTCTTCCTCCTCCTCCTTACGAGAAAGCCGCCGACGAAGCTTCTCCACAAACGCCGTTTTGCCCTTCTTCTGCGTCTGCCTTCCTTCGGGAACATAAGTGCTATCGCTCGTGGTCGGCGACTTATTCCGCTTGTCCTCGCGCTTCAGCTTCTTCCGGATTTGACTACGGGCCTTCAGTGCAGCCTTCCGAGGACTACGAATACTCTCTTTTACACCAGCTGGCAGTTTGCCATACTTCTTCAGATTATACAATTCCGACTTCGTCAGGCTCAGCTGAGACTCACCATCATCCTCTTCGCTATCATAATCGTAGTCAATGAGACCAGAAACGTTGCCGTGCTCGTCCACATCATCATCGTCCTTTGGCGCACCACGCTTGGGGGCCTTCTCCCGGCCACCGGTAGGAGGATTTTTCATTCTAGGACTGATTGGCATTTGAATTGGACTAACTTGGCCAAACCGAAAAAAATCAACTTTTTTTGAGTCTATGTCTGTGTATCATTGATAAACAGACATTGATTGGGTTAAAACAGTAATTTAACGGCGGCTCTTGCGCGTCTTCTTGGACTTACGATTCTTGCGACCGCTCACAACGTTACGCACAGTCATGTTCGCATGCTTCGCAACAGAAGAGCCCACGTTTCCAGCCAGGCCGAGCACATTGTCCGCCACACGGCTGCCGCGTCTCAGAGTTGAGCGCGCCACGTTGCGAGTCGCCTCAATTAGGTGGTGTATCGGAGAATACACACGACGAAAAAGACCCTTGGACTTCTTATTCACACGGCGAGTTCTGCGCGCAACCATTCTATATCTATTTGAGAATATCTCTCAAGTCCATTAATCCAAATCTCGCCTTTGAACTTAGGCTCGGGCGGGGGCCGGCCGTTTTTTCAATAAGGCCGGTGGCATTTTCAAGAATACGCAGACGAATATCGGCCTTTACCTCTTCAAAGAATTTCGGCGATTTTCCAGACAAACTCTTGGTAAGCCGGACGAGACAGTCAATAAACTCTTCCACTGTCTTCACCTTTGATTCCTGGTCCGTAAGAATCCAAATCTTCTCCATGACCTTCTCCACCATGGCAAGGAGTTGCGCCTTATCAATGGCATTGAGACTCGCCAACTCAGAGATGAATTGCCCGTAGCCAAGGCGATACAGCCGCTGCTTAATCGTCTTATCGGAAGAAGCCTCACCCTCCTGCACATCATCAAACACCTTCAAGAACTCGGAATGGTAGCGCTTCATCTCGTCGTACATCACCGGATACTTGTGCGCAATCTCGGCAATCAGTTTCGCAAACAAGGCGCAATACAACTCTTCCACGGTTGCCTTGGCAAACACCTTCTCAATGAAATCCTTGATGAACTCGGTTTCACCGCTGTCCATGATTTGATAGATGAAATCACGTGTGTCATTGTATGTAAGAGGAGTGAAGGCGTTCAGCTTGTTTCCAATCACCGTATGAAGAATCTTGTCATTCAGGTCGCCGCCGTTTGTGAATCTGCTCTGATATCTGCCGACGCTGGGGCGAGGAACAGACGCTACAGCAGGGCGTGTTGGAGGGCGAGTTGAGCTGAAAGAATCATTGGACTGGCGTTGCGCAGCACCAGGGGTGGCGAAATGGTTGCCACTCCGCCAACCCTGGGGCTGTGTAAAATTCCTCATACTGGAGTGAGCACCGCCTTCCTTTGAAGCTGTCCCACCTCCACCGCCTCCGCCTCCGCCGCCACCCCCACCCCCACCACCACCGCCACCGCCGCCAAAGCGGCCTCCCTGATGTCTAGGAGGGTGGCTTCCTTGGGGAACTTCCATATCCCCCCGAAGCTTATCAATCGCAATCATTAACATATCAGAGGCACCTCCTCCGTTCGCACGAAGAAACAACAGGGCACCTTGGATTTCCGTTTGCAGCTCAGTCAACACTTCTCGCTTGAATGCCGAGCTGACCACTGTAGAAGCAGAAGCAGAAGCCTCGGGCTTCTTTGCTTGTTCTTGCTGAGAAGCAGAAGCAGAAGCAAGTATAGAGGCATAAGAGGCCATTTGTATTGTATAGGGACTATTGGTTTAGGCATTCATGTTTTTCAATTTTGGCTTCAGGCTAGAAAGCCAGAAACCAGAAAGCCAGAAAGCCAGAAGCAAATGCGTCTTTTCATACACCCCGCCCCTGCTTACATAGGATAGATGAGCGGAAATGCAGACGCAATTATCAAAACACTCTCCATACAAAACCCTTTTACACAAGAACAAGTGCACGAAGGAATCCGCCGTTGGCCGAAAACACTCGATATATGCCTGAAAAGAGCGAATGTCATTACACAACTCAAGAGCGAATTAGACAAAGAAGACAAAGAGCAAACGGCCATACACCTAGAAAAGATAACCCGGCTATCAACAACGCTAGAGCCACTTCTGCGCGAGGCCACACCTGTTGAGCTGGAAGGGTACGGTCAAGTGATATTCCAAGGAAATCCCTGGTCTTCTATCAATTTCATACCCTTTGCGCTCTTGATTTTATCCTTTTATAAATCCTATATCGTCCCCGCCTTTGGAGTCATTCTGCCCCTTCTTTCTTGGATTTTACCGTATTTGTTGCTCATTACTTTCTATAACATTCCTATCACGTTTTCACAATACACCAGCGTTTTATGGCGTATGTGGAATGGTCAGCCTATGCCGCGAATGGATAATCCTGAAGCCTTCATGAATCTTCCACCACCTCCTCAAGAGGACGCAATGACACAGCTACGAAGGCTTGCACAGAATGGATGGACCCTTTTTACACTGGGTCAGGCTCTATGGCATCCCATACAACAAGCGAGACATTTTATAAAGCTGGACGGGGATTGTCTGGAAATCGGAAAATCCATCGCCGAATTGCGGAGCACGGCCACGGCGCTTATTGACTCCTGGGGCAAATTCTTCCCTTCCTGGCTGGATTCCTGGGTCAAAGAATGTCCCACAGATATACGACAGGCCTTTGCGTTTGTGTTAGAGACGCCTGTGTGGCTTCCTCATGTCTTCCGAGCACTGGGTCGCTTTGAAGTTCTCTATATTCTGGCAAACCGTGGCGACGTTGTTCCCACGGAGTTCGTGGATTCAGCCGAGCCGATTCTCATGATTCGGGATTTCGGCGACCCTTCGATTCCTTCACAGCAGCGTGTCCTCAGCTCGGTTCGCCTGGGCGGCGGCGGCGTGAAACACTCTGTTCTGACTGGTCCGAATCGTGGCGGGAAATCGAGTTTCATGCGAGGAATTCTGACGAATATTGTGCTATCTCATGCATTCGGCTGCTCCTTCGCTGGAAAGGCGCAGATGACGCATTTCTCCTGGATTGCCAATGGTCTGCGCCTCGACGATTCACCTGGCGAGAAGAGTATGTTTGAGAGGGAAGTATCGTTTTCTTCTGGAATTATTCAGAAAACCGACGGGCGTGGAATCGTGTTATACGATGAAATCTTTCACAGCACGAATCCTCCCGACGCAATACGCTCGAGTGAAATATTCTGTGGCGACTTGTGGAAGAAGAATAATTGCTTGAGTGTGGTAAGTACACACGTGTATAGCCTCGCCTTACAGGCCCCACCAACCCTAGTGAAACCGATTTGCGTGGCGGCTTGGAAGACGGGCGATAAGTTCAAGTTCTCTTATCATGTGCAAAAGGGTGTATGTCAAGTGAGTAGCGTGGATCTTGTGCTCAAACAATATGGACTGCGTCTTCTTTGAAAAAAAGGAATCCTGCGTTCCGACCAGAAATGGCCGGCCTAAGCGATTCTTTAACAGTAGGTATTCTGCTCATTCTTGTGTTCGGGGCGGCGGCGTTTTATTTATACAGTCGTTTGACACAGACAGATAAGCGCCTGAGTTTGATGGAGAATGTTCTGCTTACGCTGAAGATGTCCACGGAGGCGTCAATGATGGGCCCGGATTCTGTGGAGCCTGTGTCGATGCCTTCTCCTTTACAGGCGGACGACGTAGATGATGTGGATGAGGAGCAGTATGCAGAGATGCTGAAGCATGCCTCTGTTGGGCATTCCGAAGAAGCCGCTGCCGAGGAGCTGCTCCGGTCTATTCCGACGACTCCGCCGGCTGCAGCAGAAGCAGCAGCAGAGCCGGCTACTGCCAGGAAGATGGACGCCAACTACGAGTCCCTGAGTCTGAAGGAGCTGCAATCTCTGGCAAAGACTCGTGGGCTGGCTGCCGGTACTAAGGTCACAAAGAAGCGCGAGCTGATTGATTTCCTGAAGCGTGCTGGTGCCGTTCCTGATCCTGCCCCTGAGCCCCTTGGCCCTCAGCCCGGCGACTTACAGATGGAATCAGTGGAAGTCGATGGGTTCACCATTGAGTTAGAGAGGAGTAGTGCCTAATAATAGATGGATATCAACGGATTCCGTGAGCCGCAATCACCTTGGTTTTTCACCCAGCCTCCTACGACGCTGGTTGATATACGCAACTCACAGATAAACTCCCAGGCGCAAAAGAAGACACTTCCCACGCAGGATAACAGATACCCTGGATGGGCGGCGCAGATGAATGATGGTCGCCTCGTTACGGATTACCGCTCCAAATGCGAGGCAAATATCCCCGCCGGCTATCAATATGCCACCCGCCTTTTCATGCAGAGAAATGCCGATGCTATCATGAGTCAGTCTAGAAAGAGACAGGCTCAAAATACGGGGGCTGGACTTTCGTATGACCCTTCCACGGAAATGCCGGCGGATGAATTCGTCAAGTGCGATTCGGCGCAATGTACGATGCGCCTTTCTGGGGGCACTTACGATGGAGTAGGCATTACGCGTGTGCCTGAGGCCGTGCCTGAACTCTTTGGCACATTCTCTGAGAAGTCGGCGTCGATGTTCACAGCCAGAAAGCCTTCGCTAACAACTGTGGAAGAGGGTGGGCGTAATACGGTGCGAGGACACCAGGAGTTACGTTGATAAGGGCTTTTATCTGCTATAGTTTTTACGATGGCTTCTGCTATAGTTTTTACGATGGCTTCTGCGGAGGTTTCTGCGATTTACTCGTCTTGTTGCTACTGCACTCTTAGGAGGAGGAGCATAGTTAGGAGCTTGCCAGCCTTCAGGGCGACGAGGAGGAGGGGGTTTCTTTAGCTGGAATACAGAGGATGATGCTATCAGGGCGTTATTTCTAGCACGCTGCTCATTGATACTTTTTTGTTTATTCGCCATAATTTCGGCATTTGTTCTACGTGGTCTGCTAGCGTAACGGGCGTTGGGCGTAGTAAAACCGCTTTCCATCTACGGGAAGCACATTTTCCTATCATGTGGGATGGTTTTACGGTTTATGCCTGCAAAAGCTTACAAGTGTTGCTAACGCTTACAAACGTTGCTAACGCTTACAAGTGTTGCTAACGCTTACAAGTGTTGCTAACGCTTACAAGTGTTGCTAACGCTTACAAGTGTTGCTAACGCTTACAAGTGTTGCTAACGCTTACAAATGCTTCTGAACAAACCCTTTGAGACAATCCACGTAGATGTGTAATACATTCAAATCGTGTTTCCGATCATGATCTTCATATTCGGACATAACGTGCTCACACGTCCTCAAGAAATGCTGGATGGATTTCTTGTACGTATCAACTTTGTAGATTTGTCCCTTTTCTTTTGCGAGAACCATCCAACCCAGACTCTCAAATAAATGCTTGAACCAATTGTACAGACCATGAAGCGTGGACATATGGGCAGGAAGTTTCGCAACTCTGCGAGTGCTGCGTTTTGCCATTATATCTAAAGTCCAGGGTTTATTACTTGAAGAAGGATGCTACGGGTTCTTGCATTTGATATTGGAATAAAGAATCTTGCGTGGTGTTGCGGAGATATTTCCGATGCTTCAGGAAATCCCGTTACGGTTCGTGGATGGGCGAACGAGAATCTGATTTCTGGAGAAACCGCCGCCGCTGCCGCCGTCAGTGGAAAATGCAGTGGCCTAGCATCCTGTAAACTGAAAGCCGCATATTTCACGGAATCGGCAGGATTCTGTGTTCGTCATTGTCCTTCTCTTACACCTGCCCTAAGAGATTTGAGTGGAAATTTAATGAAACGTCTACCTTCCCTAACTGTGTTAAAGGGAATTGCGAAGGCGGCTGGGGCTGAGAAGGCGGAGCTGAAAAACAAGGATAGCGTCGTGGCGTTTCTGAGAAAGAAATACAGTTTTCCGAAAGTCCAGGCCGTTGTGAAAAAGGTGGAGTTGGAGGATATTCACGATGGCTTGAGAAATGTCGTTCTAGATAATCTCGAGCTGTTCAGCGGTTGCTCAGAAATCTTGCTGGAGAATCAACCTGCATTCAAGAATCCCGTGATGAAAAGTGTGCAGATGATGCTCTTCGCAACTCTGCGAGATTTACTCTCACCCAATCCGCCAAAAGTCCGGCTAGTGCACGCTGGCCGAAAAACCGCCGGTGCCACCAAAGGAGATGAGGGATACACAGAGAGAAAAAATGCTTCTGAGACGAGAATTGTTCAAGGTATTCAGGCGGGGAAGATTCTCATGGGGTGCACAGATGGCCGAGGGAATTCTTGGTTCAGCGAGCAAGCAAAACGCAGTGATTTGGCTGATTGCCTGTCTATGGTAATGGATTCGCATGCGTAAATTACTTTAACCTAAAAGCAAGACACTGCGAAGAAGAAGAGATGTCCTCGGTATCCATTGCAGACATGGAAAGGGTTGCGCTCGGCGGGGATACTCTCCGGATGGGCGGCGGTGATGATATGGGTATAGGCAGTGTGATTGAACTCGGCGACTTGACCGACGACCTCGGGCTAAATATGTTAATGAACCCGAGCAAGGTTGGCGGTGGTGGTGGTGGCGGTGGTGGTGGTGGTGGGGGCTTCTCCTCCGGTGGAGGAGGAGGCACGAGAACCATGAGCTTTTCGCCTAGTGCTCCTCCTCCTGCCGCCGCGCCTCAGGTGAGCTTCGCCTCCCAGGGCACAAATCTCGGCGGCATTGATGTGACGCCTCTTGAGCCGATGGAGCCTATTTCTATTGGCGGCTTTGATAACATGAATACTGTGGACATGAATAACTTTGGCGGTCCTCCCGTGGAAGTCAGCGTGAATCGCCAGCCCGAGTCGCAGGGAATGTTCGGTGGCATGTTTGGAAATAACCAGAGTGCCACTGGGCCCGGTATTCAGCTGGCGTCGCCGGCACGTGACCCTGAGGCCGAGAAGAAGGAGAAGACGGAATATCTAAATAAGCTGCAGCGCCTGGAGGCCAAGGGGTTTCCGGTGGCTCGTAAATACACGATGGACAATTCGCTGGAGGAGATTAAGACAGAGTATTTCCGCCTGGTGGATGCGCGTCAGCTGGAGACCAGTATCAAGTTCCAGCGCCAGATGCTGATGGGTGCCATTACGGGCATGGAGTGGCTGAACGGTCGCTTTGACCCCTTTGACTTGAAGCTGGAGGGATGGTCCGAGTCGGTGCACGAGAACGTCGAAGATTTCGATGAAATCTTTGAGGAGCTGTATGACAAATACAAGGACCGTGGCAAGATGTCGCCTGAGATGCGCCTGGTTATGGCGGTGGGTGGGAGCGGTTTCATGTGCCACGTGAGCAACTCCTTTTTCCGCTCCAAGATGCCGAGTATGGACGATGTTCTGAAGAAGAATCCTGAGCTGGCGAGGCAGATGGCGGCGGCGGCGGCGCAGCAGGCGGGCCCTGGCTTCGGCAACTTCATGGGCATGGCGATGGGCGTACAGCCGCCTCAGGCACCCAACTACCAGGGAGGGAACGGCGGTCCTCAAACCCCTTCCGCTCCTACCGGCGCCTTTTTCGCCGCGTCAGGCGCTCCTCCCGCGGAGCCTCCCTCGTATGCGCAGATGATGCAGCCGCAGTCTGTCCTACAGCAGCAGGCGACGCAGCGGCCGTCGGCGCGCCGAGAGATGGCTGGCCCGAGTGGAGTCGATGATATTCTGAAGACATTTGACGAGGTGCGTCGTGCTGAGATGGCGGCGGCCACTTTCCAGCCGGCCACGGGCGTTTTGACGCAGCCTGCCGTGGCGGCGGTCATGAGTTCGTCGCTTTCCGCCATGGATGACATCCAGAGCCAGGCCGAGTCCGCTCGGACGGGCGCCACGGGCACTCTTCGCCCTAGACGGAGACGCGCCCAGCCCCCCGTTGGAAATACGGTGAGTTTAGATGCGTAAATAGGGCAGCTAGTGCCGCAAGGGTCACTAGACCCACAACATACGGCACAAGAGTTCTCGCGTAGATATACGTAAATACGATATCGATTACAAAACACGCCATGACAAATATCATGAATACGTATTCCAGGAGGCTTTTATCAGTTAATTCATAGAAATACACTGATAATAGGAAAAAGAAGGGAATTGCTAACATATCCCCGTAATGTACTAACATTCTATGAACTAGCTGAGCTTATTTGTGTGAGGACAGAATTATAAATATCAGCCGCTTTTGCCACGGGAGCCGCTTTTTCTTGCTCTTCCGAGGAGGCAGAAGCAGAAGCAGAAGCGGCTGTTGCAGCCGTCTGTTTATCTTGAAGCCGCTTCAAAATCATTGCTTCCTCGGGGCTCAGCCCCTGGAATCCCTCGGCCCCTGCTTTAGCCTGAGGAGCCGCTGGTGTAATACACGATTTCCACAAGCACAACTCGGAATTCTCGTTAAACAAGTATCCTAGCACAAAAATCACAATGACCGTCAATCCAGCCGCTATTATCACATTGCGCGTGGCGACAAATAGCACAGCGAACAAGAAGAAGCGACGAATAACAGGGTGGCTCAAGAATTTCTCCTGGTCCTTGCTGATTTCCAGCGCTAGAAATCTGCCACCCAAGTTCAGCAATAACATCATAATTCCGATGAAATACGGATTGCTATTTACACCCGCCATCAACACGTCGAGCGGATTAGTGGCCGCAATTGCGGTTGCGGCGGAGGCGGCGGCGGCCGGAAAGCTCATCTACTTGCGCCCCTAGTTAAAAATAATACATCGGCTCCTAAACATACAAACGCAAACGCCGCCATTATTCCCACCGTCGGACTCCAAACGGCGGCAAGAATCACTAGGCCGAGCAAGAGAATTCTAGATGCTGGGAGAGCATATGCTTCCACGAGGCTTTCAGGATACGGGGTTTCCAGCCGCGTGGCAATTAATACGTTCCACAGAAAGAAAAGGAATACCATTCCAATTCTCATCTGATTATCGAGACTTCCTCCTTCCGCACTCATCTAGCTACTAACGGGAAGTTTTTCCTTTCATGCTCTCGCCACCGTCCTGTACGGCGAGCGTTTCTACGCGGTCTTCCACTATTTCCAACGGATTCTCCTCTAACACAGTCTCCACAAACCACTTCGGCCTGGAAGCACGAGTCTTCTTCATGTTGCGGAAGCCCTCTGCCGATGTAAGGCCTTGAGGAAGAAGCAAGGGGCGCATAGACCATATCAGTGCAATTATGATTGTGAATAGTAAGGCCAATTCCCAGCCACCCAACACATAAATGAGATATAGGAGAATCAAAAGAAACAGACGGCCTACGGTCGTGGATAGTTGCCAACGCACAACGGGCGGGAGTTTATCTCCGAAAATGGCGAATACAACAAGAATGACGGAAAACACGGATAAAAAGAGGCTATTGGACTGTTTTGACCAATCCAGGACCGTTTGTTGGAATTTGGCACCTCCAATCATAAGAGGGTTTGCTGAGGCTCCTGACATTCTTCTACTAGAAGTAGAGTGAGAAATGGCTGGCTGTTCTCTCACGGAAGCTTTCCCGGATATAACAGAAGAATCCGGTAAAATTGCTAGAAAAGAGGAAAGGAAGAAAGCAAAGACCTGTAAGGGACCGGCACTGGCTTTTTTACAGTCACAGGACCAGGGTCCTGACCCAGACAGACAGGCGGAGCGACCTCCTCCGCCGCCCGATGCATCTCTGGCGAGTAAGGACTATCTCCAGAAAAAGGCACTATCGCATGGCGACCAAAAAGATTCCTATGCCGATTTCAAGCCGATTCGTATCAAAGGGTCAGAGGATGATGATAAGGCCCTGTCAAACTCTATGTTGGGCGAACGAGTGAATGACGTGATTGGGCAAAAGGGAAGGTCTCTTCCGAGGGCGACCAGTGCAATTCAAGTGACCGACCCTGGGAAGACAATGTATGGCGAGCCGGTCCCTTCTTATTTTGGAAAGAACAACGATACAGATAGCTTCGCCGATTTCAGTAAGTTGGCGGGAGATAATCCTGGGTATCAGCTGGAAGGCAGCGATTTTATGACAGCGTTCAGTGGCAAGGGAGTGGATAAGGCGGCGGGTGGTGCTGGGACAAGTATGGAACCCGCCTCGTTGGAGAATGTTTGGAAGCCGCTGGCTCCTCGTGGGCTTGTTCCCAGTGCTCCGACTGCTCCGGCTTCTAGTGGCCTGGGGTATCCCCACGACCCTTCGTTTAATAATGAAGAAAAGCAAACATTGTTGCGGAAATTAGATGTTTTGTTTGCGCGTCTAGAAGAGCTTGAATCAAAGCGTAATGATTATGCACATTCGGAAGTTGCGCTTTTTATTCTGAGCGGATTATTCTTAATGTTTGGAATGGAGACAATGCGCAAGTTTCGTTGAGGTTGATACAAGTCTAAAATTTAAGAACCAATGGTTTCTTAAATTTTGTCTTTTAGCACAAGAGGATATGAGCATACTAGTTTATTTCCTGGATTTCCTGGATTTTCTCGTGGATTTTCTCATGCCTTTTCTTTGACGTCTGGGCGTCTTTCTTCTTCTGGGGGCTGCTGCTTTCTGGGCCACTGCTGCTGCTGCTTTTGCTGCTGCTGCTGGCCGGCGCGCTGCTGCTTTCTGGGCCACTGCTGCTGCTGGCCGGCGCGCTGCTGCTTTCTGGGCCACTGCTGCTGCTGGCCGGCGCGCTGCTGCTTTCTGGGCCACTGCTGCTGCTGGCCGGCGCGCTGCTGCTTTCTGGGCCACTGCTGCTGCTGCCGCCTCCCGAGCCAATCGGCGTTGTGTACGAGCATTTACACCTGCGCCTCCAGGGGCTCCATCACCTCCTTCTTCCTCCTCATCCTCATCCGCATCATCCTCATCATTCTCATCATCTTCATCATTAACATCTTCATCACCCTCTGCATCATCATCTTCTTCCTCTTCCTCTTCATCATCTTCTTCCTCTTCCTCCTCTTCCTCCTCTTCCTCCTCTTCCTCTTCCTCTTCCTCTTCCTCAGGTGCTTTTACTTTTTTTTTGGATCGAGCCGCCGTTTTTTTGGTAAGAACTACAGCCTCCTCTCCCTCTTCCTCCTCACTCTCATCACCCTTCTTATGCTTATTATAATCATTTTCTCTTCCATATAATTCAATAATTTTATTATGAATTGCGTCAGCTTCTGCAGAAAGTTGTACTGTTTTTTCTCTAATACTCACGGGCGGTTTTCCTCTGGATTGTTCCAGCATTACATCATACGCCTTTTTTGCCGATTCGTATCTAGATTCTAAAGATTCTTTCTTTTCTGGAATTAATGAGGGGTTCTTATAGTAATCTTCATAGTTTTTTCCAAGAACATTATTCAACCGTTCAATATCATAATTATGTAGTGTGATAGTATCTTTTTTGTCTGTAACATCAGGCTCTGTATTTAAAAGTTTCAAAAATATTTCCCCACAGTAAAAAAGTAAAGAAGCTGATAATTTCAATTTATCAAGAATAGCATTTGCAGATACAACTAACTTCTCCAGATTTTGTATTTGAGATGTATCTGGTGGAGAAGAAGTTTTGAGTGAATTTATCTTCTTTCTTACAGCGCTTAGCTTCGTATAATTTTCACCTACTTCTTTTTCAACGTCATTGCGTATGGGACGCAAATAATTATCAAAAAACCCTAATATATTTTTTCTAAATAAATTTATAAATTCATCATGAATGTTTTTCACTATTTTTATTTTTTTATTCCTTTCACTTCGTTTAATCCTTGCTGCTTGTGTTGCTTCTGTTGCTGCTGCTGCTGCTTTTGCTGCTGCTGCTTTTGCTGCTGCTGCTGCTGTTTTTGCTGCTTCTGCTTCTGCTTCTGCTTCTGCTCCTGCTCCTGCTCCTGCTCCTGCTGCTTCTGCTGCTGCTGCTGCTGCTGCTTCTTTTCTTGCTTTTTGTGCTGCTGTTACTTGTTCTGCTGCTGCTGTTGCTTCTGCTTTTGCTTTTTCTGCTGCGTTTATTGCTTCTTCTGTTACTTCATTTAATTTTTTCATATTAAGTTTTTTTAATATATCGTCAGATGGTATTGTATTTATTACATATTCATGTTTGTAATAATCAATAACCATAGCATAATCATAGAATTTCGCCCTATACTCTTCAACCTTATCCAATACACGAGCTTCAATTGCTTCATATGTTTTCAAATCATAAATATCTTCTTCTTTTAGCCCTGCAGGCTTTTCTCCTTCTTTTACCAAAGGCTCTCCCAAATCTATTTCCTTCTCCTCCTTGCCCTTGATATCCTCTAACTCAAACTCCGCAACTTCTTCTCCACGAAGATATTGAATAGCAACACTGCGTAAATAGGCCTCACGTTTCTCAGCCATATAAGACAAATAATTTGAGACTGCCTGGGCTTCTTTGCCTGTCATTAAATGCCACCCATCCGTAACATCGGCTGTTACAACCGTGCGCCAAAACTTGTAGAATTTTTCCTGGCTGCTAGGGTTTTCACGGATTTTCTTCTCCAAAAATGTATTGTCAAGGCCTAGCCATTTAAATAATTTTCCTTCATCAGCAATAAAGTCTAGGTTCTTAATATCTTCCACAATTTTCTTTTCAGATTCGCTAGGTGTTTTCGATATATGCGCCAAATTTCTGACAGCAAATCCAGCATTGAGTTTTATCAAAGGGCCTTTCGTGGCTCCTCCTGATTGCACTGGCGGCAAAGCCCCGCTCGGCAAATCAGACCTCGCGCCACCTCCTTGTACAAACTCCAGCCGTGTCCTCTTTTCAGGAATCTTATAAACATCTTTACTGCCTCCACCATCTTCCAATGCTTTCAATGCTCCCAAAACAGCCTCCATCCTCAGGCCGTTTCACTACTAAAGCATAGTAAAGAAAGTCTAAAGGAATTCCGGGAATGATGTTCAGCACATGGAGCAGCCTCCAGCGATAACACCTGATGCGCAAACTCGCAGACGGAAAATACACTGTAAGCAGGAACTCATCATTGCCAGCCTCCAGCGCTTTTACAGTGGGCGCCAGGACTTGGATGAAATCGTCGAGCTTCTCAAAGGTACCAGCGAAGTCAGCCTTCGTCTTATTGACTGGTTCGTCACAAATTTCGCCAAGGCGCACAGTACATCGTATATTCTCAACGGCCAGGAATTCGTCGTATACATGAATTACAAGAATCAGCTGAAGGCGTATAGCAAGAAACTGTTTGACCCTTTTTGCAGGAGAGAGCGGATTTCTTTCCAAATTCCTGGACATGACGCCTTTTTAACAACCGTCGGTAAGCTGAATTTCTTTCGCTGGGCGCTGGAAAAGGGTATTCTGGATTATATCAAGGGCCATCAGCCAGAGATAGAGAAGGAGATGAATACTGCCATGAAAGAGCAGACAAAGCAGAAGCAAACTCGTGATTCCACTGTATCCACGGCCTCAACTGTCTCAACTTTAATCACGGCCTCCTCTGCCTCATCAGCAACACAAACAAGAAAGCGGACGGCGAATCGTGAGACGGCCGCAATCAAGCTTTTACAGAAGCACGATTGCGAAATTGTGATGAAGTTTGAATAAGCGTCTATATGGACACTAAAGGTGATAATCCTTATTCATATCCGTAATCTTCGGCCGCATTAATTCAAATGCCGACAAAGAATCCAGCCCCTTATCCTGAGCATATCCTTGGGGTATCCAACGACTATCCATTTCTCTGCGTAAAAGGAGTTGCGATTCACGCACTCCCCTATCACGAATATCCTCTGACACAGTGCCACGCAATTCACGAACGATATTTCTTGAATCGCTTGCAACATCATATTTATCGAAATACGGATTGTCGCTTAGAGTATCCACTTGCAGTAATTTCTGTTGTGCAAGAAGGAATTTGTAATCGTTTTCTTGTTTTGTTATCGCCGTGGAAATATTTTTACTGACGGTGCCTATATTGCCTTGTAGAATCTGGCTATAGGGGATATCTTTGATACTTGTTTGATATTGATATTTGAGGCCTTGTATTGTGCTCAGACTTTGATTGATTTGATCGCCGAGTTTTAATGTCTTCTTCTCAACATCGCTACTTCCTGAAGGCACAACAAACGGCTGCGACTGGCGTATATCTTCTCTATAGAGTCGGGATGGAGTAGGGTTCATATCCATATGGAAAATCGCTCCAGATAAATCTCGCCGAGCCACTTGTATCTGCGGAGCATCTGTTTGCCAGTGATTGACTAATCTGGTATTGACGGCGTCGAATGTTGTTAGTTCGCGACGACTGCGTAGTTCAAAACACGGAATAATTTTCGTAGGCTCATATGGAACATATAAGGGGGCTTTATTCTGCTTCTGCCCTTCGGGCTGATGCTTTTCCCGTGGATGCTGCCTTTGTGGCTGATGCTGCATCCCTCTAAGATTTGTTGATATAAACCATTTATACCATTGTAACACAGATAACACAGATGTATATAATCCCCTATTTTATAACACCCTCTCAAAAAGGTTCGCATTTCCATATCAAAACAGCCTGGGTTTTCTTGAAAAACGGCGGTGCCACCGTATGGGAAACCGACGAGGCCACATGTACCGAAAAGTTTATATCCGAAAATTATCTTACACCTAACGGATTTTTCGGCAAAGTTACAAAGCGGACGAAAACCTCGGTATTTTTTCAAATAGATACGGCTAAAACAAAGATCCAAGACTTTTACAGCTGGTCAGATTTCTTGAAAAAGGAGGAAACTGTTCCACCGAATACCGATACATTTCGCCCCTTTTTCTGGGTAGATAGTGAAGATAATAAGGACGATGATTGGGGGTGGCGAGAGGAGTGTAAAAGGGTATGTTTTGGAAAGTTCGGAACTCTGGAAGATTTATGGGAAGGGCTAAGAAGCTCTTAAGATAATTAAGTAGAACATGCAATCTCCTCTTGGCTCCGCAAGAAAGACGAGAAAGTCAGGTTCTTCTGGGGATGCTCCTCCTACTCCCTCTGGATACGGACTCAATCCAGAGTTGGAGAATTTCTTGAATGTGAATGCCAATGAGGCATATAAGAGACCTTGGCATAGATTGGAGCGTGGGCTGCGTCTGAATCGCATTCGCGCATTTGTAGAGGCGGAAAAGCAACGCCTACAATTATCGGACCAAGATACAGATTATCTTCAGGGAAAGGTTGAGAAGGCCTTGGAAAAGAAATTATTAAATAGTAAGACCTGTGTTATTTATGACCAAGAGTCCGAGCAAATTCAGGAGATAAAGGGGCTTATTTATCATAAAACCGCCGAGGGTCGTATTTTATCAAGCATTGTGGATAAAAAGCTGGGCACTACATTCCGTAAAAAAAATGTGAAACCTGATAACTCATCTACAGTAAGTCCACCAGTAGATGCATAGAGGCGCATGTGACTTTCTTCGTGTGTATGAAGATACACACCCTTTACTAGGCCACGTTGGTTATTTCAATGCGTGGGCAGATTCGGCGAGAGAGTTGTGGAGTGTGCAAATGGAAGGAGAAGACATGGAACCCCTGGAAGACTTGTTGGAGTATCGCAAGAAGTTGTGTGGAGGGGGGTCTGGATTATCGGCGACTCCTTTTACACAGCCAACAGCGCAAGACAACACTTGGAAATGGCTCTTGACGACGAAGCAGATAGAGCAGCGGACGGATGAATGGTATTCCGAAACGAAAAACCTGATTACTGCAAGTGAAATTGCAGCCATCTGGAAAGGTCCTCGGAGCAGAGCTGCACTAGTTATGGCGAAGGCTCCTGTTGCTTCTAGCCTTGCGGCGTCGGCTGCTGCTGCAGAAGCTGCTTCGCTTGCAGAAGACCCTGTATTTGTTCCTCAGCGCAATACGGCCGTGAGGCGAGAAAACACCGGTCCCATGGACTGGGGTGTTCGCTACGAGCCGGTTGTCAAGCAGATTCTGGAAGATAGCCTAGGCGCAAAAATCCAGGATTTGGGGCGTATTCGCCATAGAACGGCGGATAGAGTTGCCGCCAGTCCAGACGGCTTGTTTGTAGAGTGTACAAAGGAGCCGGTGTTAATAGGAACTCTTGTGGAAATCAAGTGTCCTCCTAGCAGAGTTATTAACGATAAAATCCCCTTTGATTATTGGTGTCAGATGCAACTACAAATGGAAGTGTGTGGCAGGCCTTCTTGCGAATTCGTCGAAGCAAAGTTCCGAGAGTTTGGTCAAGATGAAAAACCTTCTTTGCCTTCTGCCTCGCCTTCTGCCTCTGCCTCGCCTTCTGCCTCTGCCTCGCCTTCTGCCTCTGCCTCGCCTTCGGCATCGGCGAAAGGGTGGATTGTGTTAGAGGGAAATTCCGATACTATGGAGACTCGGTATGTGTATTCTTCCACAGAGCCTTTTGGCCAAGAAGGCAGAGAATGCCCAAATGGCCAAGAAAGCCCATGGGTATTCATGGAGAAATATCAATGGGAGCTGGTTCATATGCGGCGGATTACAGTCCCCAAAGACACCGCCTGGTTTCAAAGCATCCAGCCCGATTTGGCGGCATTTTGGGCGGATGTAGAAGCTGCGCGCAAAGGCGAATGGGTGGCTCCTTCTCCGCGTCCTTCCAAAAAGAAGAAGGAAGCCGAGGAGGGTCGTTGTGCCATCGTGGAAGATTAGAGGCTCGTTGGTAAATAAAAAGAATTCACCATCTCGGTACGCTGAGAGGAGCAAGAATCGGGAATTCCGTGTTTGAAATTATTCGTACGCTGGATATAATTGCCCGTTTTTTCCGTCGCCGCCTGAAAATCCGCCTCGTAGCAGGTCTTCGATGTTAGATTGCCAGGGGCCGTTGCAGGCGCAAATTCATCCGCCAGAAGACTATAATTGGCCACTGGCTTCTTGTCGGCCTGTGGCGGGTTTGCATAGCCTTCGTATGCAGCAAAAGGTCCCAGGTTCTTCTGCTCCGATAATTGACGCGCAATAGCGAGCGCAAGGCTCGCCATGACAAACCATCCAAGAACAGTAAAAACCTTTTCCATATCTATACTTGTCCAAGGATTAATTTGCGCCTACTCAGCCCTGTGCGTAATGAACAGTCCACTCTCGCGCATTCGCCTCGTATTTAGGACGATTTGTCTTATATAGCGCAGCAATCTCAGGCATCAGCGGGTCATCTGGGTTCGGGTCAGTCAGCATAGAGCAGACACTGAGAAGAACTTTGCTAATCGTCAAGGCAGGAGACCAATTTGTCTTTAGAATATCAAGACAGATAATGCCGCCAGTATTGATATTGGGATGATAAATCTTCGTTGTGAAGACAACGCTAGGACACTTGAAGGGGTAATCCACGGGGAACTTAATCTTCAATCGGAAAACGCCCCCGGCATAAGGAGAATCGGAAGGTCCCATGATTACACCCTCCCAGCTATAAATGTCGTCGCCTTCTGGGCCGGCAGAGCAGTTTGCAGGGGGGTCTTTGCGAAGCTCTTGAAGTTCGTGATTAATGCGCTTGTGGCTCATTTTAGGCAGTGGCGGGACATTTATGCCCGCCCCCAGCAAAATCAATTTTTAGGTTCGATACCAGTAGAAAGATGAACTACCTGTCGCTTGTTGCAGAATTCCTCGGGACATTCTTGCTTCTCACGGTAATCTTCTTCACTGGCAACTGGCTGGCGATTGGCACGACGCTTGCGGGTATCGTCTATGTGATCGGAAACGTGAGTGGCGGACACGTGAATCCGGCAGTTTCCGTTGCCATGTTCCTGAATGGAAGCATCAACGGTGCCGAGCTTCTCTCGTATGCGGTCGTTCAGGTACTGGGTGCCGTGGCTGCCTATTACACACATGTGGCGATTGCCTGAATTGCCTGAATTGCCTGAATTGCCTGAATTGCCTCTAAGCTTTTTCCCAACGGAAATACGCCAGGGCAGCCAATGTAACGGCGGCAAGAATACCAACAGAAGCAAGGGCAGAATCATTGCCGGCGAATCCTTCTTGGCGACTTTGTAGCGCCTGTTTACAATCGTAGTTTGCGTGATTTTCCACACGATATCCATTTGGACAATGAGTCTTCTTCTCCTTTTCCCATTGGTCCTGTGGTAAATCACTGTCATACGCCCAGCGACGCTGATAAGAGCGGCCGTTCCTCTGATACACCGAGTTCTCGTCTTCCACGTAATACTCGCCTGTTGCAGGATTCCGTATTACACCGTCTTGGTCGCCCACCTCCTGCTCCACCAGACGGCACCGAGGAAATCCAGAGCCGAAGAGCGCCTTCACAATAGGCACAGGATTCAACGCCGCCTGAGCGTCCTCCAAAATTCCTGGCGCCAGGCCTCGCATTCCGGGCAATCCAGCCGACGCCAATCCGTCTTTTACACGTTTTCCAAGGGCTTCTCCAGTAGGAACTCCTGAATTATACATCCACATATCGGCCCCATTACTGCACTTCAGACCCGTGCGCATCCACGTATTTACGCCGAGAGGACGAGGACCACCGCCGGGCCCTACGCCACGAGACAATCCTGTACTGGCCTCGCCGAATCCTATCATGTCCACGTAATACGCCACCGCTTTCACGGAATCAATCACGTCATTCATGGAATCACCGTCACGAACACCGACTTGTCCAGGAAGAGGCACATTGTCGGCGAAGCTGTAATTCGGCCCTAGAAGTCCAGGGCCAACCGGTTTTACATCTGGGGTAGGGAGAATAGCTGTTCTACCTTCCAGCCCTACAGACATCTAAAGTTAGGGAATATTCTTATATTAACAATGTCTTCTCCTTCTCTAACGATAGGCATAGCTATAGCAATCGCCACAATGCGGCGATGGTCCTTCCTCAAAGATTCTCTGCCGATGTATCTCGGGCGCCCTGAAGTCACCGAAGTCATCGTGTGCGACGAAACCGGCGAAGACTACGAGGCCATCCAGAAATCGGCGTTTGCCAATCACCCCAAACTTCGTCTGTTCAAGAATGAGCGTCGTCTCGGTATTTACGAGAATAAGCTGAAAGCCGCCAGCCTTGCAACTGCCCCCTGGATTGCCGTGCTAGACAGTGATAATCTGTTTGATGACGAATGGTTCGCCACTCTCCACACAATCACCTTTGACACAAACATCATTATTGCGTCGGCGGATTTCAAGAATTTGAATACTAGTACGGGCGAAGTCTCATATCCTTGTAAGCAGTTTAGTGGCCTCAGACTGACTAAGACAACCTGGAATGAGGTCTTGAAAAAACCTCGTTGGAACTTCTTACTCAATGACGGAAATTGGATTATTCCGAAGGGGGCGGTTGGTACATTAGACTCCAACGAAAAAAGCAGTAACTGGGAGGCGGCGGATGCCATTTACATGCTACGTTGCTTTGTGTTAGCGGGATATTCTGTGTATTACGCACCTGGTCTAGAGTATACGCATATTGTACATCCTGGCTCTTCTTGGCTACAGACAGACGCTGTTTCTAGTAAAATCCTGGTATCCACGGATTGGCGCATCTAGAGACGCATCCTAGAGGCACATCTAAAAAATTGAATATACACCCTTTTATAACAAAGGTCACAATGGCAACGCTACATACATACAACGACGGCTCTGTGTTAAAGATACTTACTGCAAGGGAATTGGTTGCTGTTCCTATTTGGAAAGGCCAACGTATCCTTGATAAGGCACATGCGGACAATATCAAGTCGGCAATAGCTGCAGTAGAAGGAAAACCGTCCAGTCTGGATTCAGGCTATAGTATTGTAAAGTATAACGAAGAGAATGCAGACGGTCAGCTCGTGGAATCTTCTTATTTGATTGACGGACAGCATCGGGCATCGGTCATTCGTGATTACTACCAGGAAAATTTCTGCGAGGCAGATTTCAACGTGACGGTCACGGAGAAATCTGTCGAATCCGAGGCAGAGGCAATTGAGTATTTCAATCGCATCAACAATGTGAAGGCGCAACAGTGGAAGACTGACCCGCACTTGCTTGTCAATCGATACATTAAAGCGTTTGAAAGTGCCTTCAATAAAAACAAGAAACAACTTCTCATTCGCCCTGGAACGACGGCGAGACCGTATCTTTCTTCAGACCATTTGAGGGAAGCCTTGAAGAGAAATGTTGATCTTATCAAACATATACATGCCGAGGCGTTGGCAAAATTCGTTCGTGCTGCAGAAGAGCATAATCGCCTATTATTGAACAAATTCGCCATAGAGCTTACCCAGACCTGTGTAAAAGATGAGAAGCTGAAGGAGCGGGCTATTAAGGCGAATTTCGCCTTGGCGTATGATACGAAGTTGGCGTGGCTTTCTGATGTTTTGACACAGCTCTCTAAAAATTGATAAATGCGAAATCCTATAAGCCGGCACTGTAATGACTTCCCTATTTTCCGGATTACATAAGAAACCTTCAAGAGAAGATACAACATCCAAACAACAATTCAACTGGGATGCTTGGCAAGAAGACGCCAAGGCGGCAACAGATGCGTGTGATAAATGTAAAGACATTGACTGGCAAGACCAAGATGAGCTGGTGACGTGTAAGGGGTGTGGAGCCGTGGTAGAGCGCCCCCTAGATATGGGCGCCGAATACAGATTCTTCAACTCCGACGATCGTGGTGGTGGAGACCCGTGTCGTGTGGGTGCGCCGACCGACCCGAGGTTTTCCGATTCTTCGTTAGGCACCATCATTCTCGGAATCGGCCACGGGGGTCATAGCACGGCCAGGGCGGCGATGATGCGTATTCGCCGATTTCATACGTGGTCCATGTTCCCCTATAAGAAGCGCAGTCTTCTCCAAGTGTTTGAGCAGATGACCTTGGCGGCGACGAATCACGGCATTGAGCAGCGGGTCATTGAGACGGCGAAGGATTTATACGTACAGTTGGTGGAGCATTGCGATAAGCGCGGACTTTCTCGCGCCTCCGTGGTGGCCTCGTGTATTTACAGCGCACTAAAAATGGCGGGTGCTCCCCGAAAGCCGAAGGACGTGGCCGACATGTTTCATCTCCAGAACGCGCAATTCACAAAGGCGTTCAAAGATTTCCAGTGTGTACTCGCAATGGCGAAGCAAAAAGGAATGATTTCACAGAGTGCAATTATTCCTTCCCAGCTCAAAACCACACACGCCTCGGATTATATCTCCTACCCTCTGTCTAAGTTGTCATCAGTGCAGCGAGGCGACGTGGAAAGCATTCGCAGCCTCGCCGTGAAAATCGCCGATGCTGCCGAAGAGGGAGAGCTGAGCAAAGAGAATATGCCGCCGAGCCTCGCCTCAGCCGTGCTCGCCTACGTTCTCCATCGCTGTGGATACGAGAAAATCACGGCGGAAACGATTGCTGCCGCATGTGATGTGAGCGAAGGAACCTTGGTCAAATGCCTCCGACGGTTAGAGCAATCAGAGGAATTGGCGAAACTTCTTCCGTCTAAATAGTATGGGCGCAGGTTCGTCGTCCATGTCCAAAGGCCAAGACTATTCCGCAAAAGCAATAAAGGGGAAGGAGTTTTCTAGCGAACTTCTGACCCTTTTTTTCAAAAATGCCAATCTAAAACGTCTTCTAGACCTCCACAATCTGGGAGATTGTCCGAATTTTATATTTACAACGGCTGAAGAATTACAGACGCAATTCCAACGACTCAAGATTTATCCTAAACTAGGCACAAAAGGAGAAATATTCTTTGCAGATTTGAATGACGTGGTGCCGGCTCGTGTTACAGACCCCGCCAAAAAAACGGCTCAGCTGGCTGCAAAGCTGGACCATTCTAACACTCTGTGCGTAGATATAGCATATTATTACGTGCGTGTTTTCCAGATTTATGCAGCACTTGCGCTAACGGTGATTGATGCAGACCCGGCAAGAAAACGGCTGGGGTATGCAGTAAATCCAACACAACAGGTAAGTCAAACCAACACTGCGCTTCAATCAGGCGGCGCAATCCAACAGTCATATGGAGGATTAAAAGGCCACACATTACTTCCAAGTGTAACCAATTCACCCTTTTACCCAATCCGTTCTATTCTGACCAGCATCGACAAAAACCCAGAGCAGTCTGGCGATATTATATTGAAACTAGAAGACACTCGTAAAGGAAACAAGCCGACTTTCTTTCTAATATGGAACTATCCTGCGCGGTCAAATGAAGTAACGTTGAATGGAAGAATAAGATTATTGAATGGCAATGAGTTATCTTATACGGTAAAAGCCCTGCGCTCTGCTGACGATACCATAAGTATGACCTTTTCCGTGGAAGGTGGTGATGAAATCACACAGGAATTTAAAAAGGGAATCGATGGTTCTTGGTTATTCAAGTATGAGTTAGGTGAAGGTAAGCCGCAAGAATCTGTGGCATTTTTTGATAAATTATACGCCATTGTTCCAGGTTCTGAGAATATTGGCTCTTCCAACGCAGGTCCTTCTGGGATTCCTGGGGCTGCTGGCCCTTCTTTCCCTTCTGGTGCGCCGATAAGCTCGAGTGCAGCGACGAGTTTTGTAGGATTTGAGAAACTCAAGAAAATCTTTGAGGATACGAGCAAGGGCGGAAGACAATTCCCCAAGGCCTATTGTGTTGCGAGAGCGATGATGTTGCTGAAACCTCTGTTTGCAAACGAGCTGCCTTCCAAAGGCCACCCCTACATGTCCCAAATATGTAAAAAGAAGTTTGATTTTGAAGATGGAATGGAAGATTATATGCCCCGCGGTGGCACTTCTCCTTCCAGCAATGTATATTTGCGTTCGCTAGTCGCCTTGTATTACGATGACTATAAATACATTCCTTCCACGAAAAAAATGGAGCTCACGCAGACGGAATCGGGTAAATCGGAGCTGCGCGCACTTTCCACGGAATTCGCGCAACTCTACATAGTTCAGATGCAAGACCCTGGCAACTTTTTAATGGGGAACACCACATTCAGAGATTCAACTCTCTGTGGAAATAAGACTGCAGATATTCAAGTCGGTAGTAATAAGGATGGGGCAGAGCTGTTGAAAGAATTGACTACTCAGGTAATTAAGCCGATGTTGGCATTCCAAGAAAATCATACGAAGGCTGTGAATAATTTGCTGAAACAGATGTTCAAGATAGAAAAGGCGAAAGATGGCCAAGTTCGTCTGAGAATCACCGATGCAATCAAATCTCGTGGCAAAGATGGACTCAATGATTTCGGTAGAAAGGCCCACAAGTTATTGCGTGAATATTATAGAAAATCAGAGGCGTATTATGTGAAGGGTGTTCGCATATTCGAAACTCGTAGAGGAGGATGGACTTCGACGTATGGTCCTTCTTCTGGGCCGGCGCCTTCTGCTCCTGCTGTGCCTGCAGTGCCAAGGGTGTAAGAGGTATAAATACAACTATAAAATGTAAGCACGATAATGTGCTTACATTATATATGATGATTATATGAAAGTTTTTAGTTGATGACAACGAACTGCACCGTCTTGGCGGCGGCCGTATTTGTCGCAAATACGAAGCTTCCAGCGTTAGAATGGCGAATGTGCCAGCAGCCGCCGCCGCATCGACAACCGTTATCTCCAGCCACAAAAATCCTACAAACACAACCCAGGAAATTGCGTATTTATAAATCCAACATGCGTATTATAAGAAATCCATTGATATGGAGAATCTATCTGCCATCCATCCATCCTTAAAGGCCAAGCGGCCAACAATATCCCAAACGGATGCCCGCTTGCAGAAGAAAGCGCATCTGCCGCTTCTGAAGAGCCAACAACAACAATCCCTATCAACAATCCCTCTGGCACAGAGCGATGAAACGTATTCCATATTGCCACAGGGCCTTTGTGCGAAGACCAGACACTCGTTTCTCCCGCCGAAGAATCATACTCCGACCATAGTTGATTGCCCCTTTGTAGGCCTGTCCAGACTTCTCTTGCAGCTGCAGATTCCAACTTTTCAACCTGTAAACCACCCACAGGGGAGCATTTTTTATACATAAACAGCCCAGCGGAAACAGGAGGGACAGAAAGCTGGATTCCTTCCCACATCATGAGATGAGGAGGAACGATACCTGCGGCCGTTGTCGTATTGTGTAAAAGGGATAATAATGACCGTCCAATACCCTTGTTTCTATATGCGGGGTGTATGCAGAAATAATCAATTATACCCGCCTTCGGCCACCGAACTTCACGCATATGAAGACCTTCTATCCAACGCCGAGCCAATGTCCCAACCACCTCACCATCACCTTTTACACAGACTAGGATATCCCATTTGCCAGCAGCGGCACATTTCTGAATATGGGCGAGTGGAACGACGCATCGTGCGGATTTGCTCGTGGAATACCACCGACCCCATAGAGTTGGCAACTGGAGTATATCTTCAGGCATTGCTCGGCGAAGGCTAAGGCCAGAATATCTGGGGAAAGGTGGGATGGCTTTGGCGGATGGGCGAGGGTCTATGAGTTTCGCCGGCCGAGAATACAAATAGCTTTGGAAGAATTCTGTCCATGTGGGAACACATGGATTATTTGTCCAAAACGACATGGCTCCCTAAAGTTGATTTTTACTCGCACTTCCCCTTAAAATCCCACACGCACTACTAAATGGATCAAGCGCAGCAGAAGACGGATCAGAAGAAGTCTCGCTGTCCCGTAGAAGGTTGTAATAAGAAGCTGGGTCTGGTGGATTTCAAGTGCAAGTGCCAGAACACATACTGTGCCAAACACCGAGTCCCCGACACCCACGCATGCTCATATGATTTTAGGCAAGAGCAGACGAATCGTCTGATGAAACACATGAGCACGGCCATCGTTGGAAACAAGATACAGGTAATTTAGATGACAGGGTCTATTGCACCACTCGTTTATGGGACGTATATGGCCACGGTGGATGTGTTCATGCTGGGCATTCTGAAAGCAATCAATCTCGGCTGGGTAAGCAAAAGTCTCATCTTTTTACCCACTCTCATTTACGCCATGCAGCCATGGGTTTTTTTGACATCTCTCGACTACGAAAGTCTGACGGTAATGAATCTTCTCTGGGACGTGATAAGTGACGTTCTAGTTACGATGGAAGGCCTATTTTTCTTCCAAGAAAAGGTCAGTCGCACAAAGATGTTAGGAGTCGGCCTTTCTCTGATTTCCGTTTTTCTCTTATCTTGGAATGGTCCAGAACTCGTTTAACTTCGTTAAACTCGTATAAAAATGAAATTGGAAATGTATGGAATGAATAAAGTCCGCTCAAAATGCAACGAAAGTTAGATACCTTCGTTGGATTTAAAATCGGTTTAGGCTCTGCTTCTGCTTCTGCTGCGCATAAACAAGGAATAGCATTCAATCCCTTTGACACAGAGCCAAGTGTATATTCGGGTGTAAAGAAACCTGTGAAAGAGGTCGTGAATATTCTGGACGCCCCCCCTTCTAGGTCTGCACCGATTGAGAATTTCCTTAGAGGGGAGCCTTCTGAAGAAAAGCCTGAAGTTGCGGCCCCTGTAGCCCATCTCTTCCCCAAGGATGACCCGCCTCCTCGTCATGTGGAAATGATTCAGCCTAGATCAAAGGAAGGCAAACGTCTCTTATACAAGCATCCTAATCTTCCCAAGGTAGGTGTAAAAGGTGCGTATTGGTTATTGGTTGGAGAATCGGACCGCTCTGAGGCTGCATGGCTCATTCAATTTGACGGGGCGGCGAATCCGAATCCTGGACCTGCTTCGTCAGGTGCAGTTCTCTGGAGTCCGAAAGATTTGGATGGAAAACGCACACCTGTGTTTGAAAGCGGGAAGTTCCTGGGGAAGGCGACGAACAATATCGCCGAAGTCCAAGGACTGCTGCTTGGCCTACAGATTGCCGCCACACGGGGTGCGCGAGAGGTTTTAATTGAAGGAGATTCTGAGCTGATTATTTTCCAACAGACGGGGAAGTATAAGGTGAGCGACAAGAATCTGAAAGTATGGTGGGCGAATATCCAGGCCGCCATGATGGATGAGACGTCCTTTGATTGGGTAGCTATACGGCAAGTTCCGCGTGAACAGAATGAACGCGCCGATTCCATAACAAAAGAAGTTTTGTCGAGAAAGCAGAGTTTCCAGCGCGCCTAGGGGCCCCTAAGGATGCCGCACAACCCGCCCAACTCCGTACTCAGCGTGATATACCTCCTCAATACGATATCCTAGAGGAACAGGCGATGACTCTTCATCTGTGCTATTCTCATCATTTGCTAAAGCTAAACTCACTGCCGAATCATGTGCCTCTGCCTCTTTCAAATAATACCCCGAATTCAAAGAATCAATGAACTCATCCACCAATCCCTTTTGCTCATCTGCCAAGGAATCCTTCAAGTCTTCCACGAGGATATGTTTTTGAATGTCTTCATCAGACGTGGAGCCTTTCTTCATAACAGGAATACACCAGCCTTTCTCCGAATCCTTCTGAATGAGCGCATCCTCTCCGAAGAAGGGTTTGAGAATTTTCCAATCGTCATCTATTGCGCCGCTGCTCCTCTTTACAGTGATGGGTTTTTCTAGAAGACCCGTCACTGTGAATAATTTGTGGTTCTTGTAAGCCTGAGGTCTCACCTTATTCAGAATATGTAGCCAGTGATTTGCATCTCGGTCTGCCCATGCCCTGTGCTCTTCATTGTCACACGCAATGGAAGCGCATTGATAATAGCAATTGGCGTAATGGGACGCAGACTTCCTGCAGTACTGGCAAATCGGCGAGAACAGAACAAGGCGAATGGGGTTGGCGTAGGTCTTTACTCGAGGAGAAGACATTTCGGAGGTGGTGGGGACCTTTTTATAAGCCCACACTAAAATCAATTTTTTTAGAATTTTTGTTTTTATATGTCATATAAGCTTATGCTGTAAGAATCTTTCCAGATGTTCTTACGTGAAAGAAGTGTTTAACGTTCCGTATAACCAAACTTATTCTATTGAAGAATAGAACCTGGCGACAAATGCCCGTTATCAACAACGGCAGCCAGCACGACAGAACTATTCGCTTGCAGAATCGCACAGTTTATTCGGCCTTGCTTATTGAGAGACAGGCTGTGGATGATAAAAAAATCGTACGTGCAAGTTTATCAGGGCTGGAATACGCTAGATATACCCCCCTAGGAAATGGCCCTCTTTTTTTTACCCCCGACGAACTGACGGCAGTTGTTGCGAGTAACAGGACAATTACGAATAATGAAATTGTATTGGCAATTATTGTATCATCTTTTGCCGGCTCTGGTAATTCTGGGTTTTCCGATGGAACACTTGCCAACGCCAGCTTTTATGCGCCGCAGGGAGCAGTATTTGATGCTATGGGCAATATGTATATCGCTGATACGCAGAATAACAGAATCCGCAAGATTTCTCCCTCTGGAGTTGTTACAACATATGGAGGCAGTGGTATTGCTGGATTTACAGATGGCCTTGGTAGCTCAGCAAGTTTCAATAACCCCGTTGGAGTTGCTGTAGATTCCTTTGGAAATATTTATGTGGCTGATGCCGGTAATAACGCAATACGTATGATTTCCCCTTCAGGACAAGTTACCACCATCGCTGGAACAGGCTCCAGTGGATTTTCAAATACTTCACCTTATGGTTTTAACAATCCAAATGGAATAGTTGTCGATGCTTCTGGTAACATATACGTCTCCGATTCAGGCAACAACATGATACGCAAGATTTCGCAAAGCTCTCCCGGCATCCCTTCTTCAGTTACAACGCTTACAACCGGTGGTGCTACTACTACACCTCCCTCTGACTCATATCCATTGAATAATCCCCAAGGCCTCGCCTTAGATTCTGAAGGTAATCTATATGTAGCCGATAAGGGTAACAATACCATAAGAACAATTGACATTACAGAATCACCTGCTACTATAAAAACGCTGGCTGGCTCTCCCCCGCCTACACCCCCAGGCTCAGTCGATGGAACTGGGGGGTCTGCATCATTTAACGGACCTACAGGCCTTGTTGTGGACGCTGCCGGCAATGTTTTTGTAACGGACACGGGTAACCACGAGGTTCGTAAAATAACGAAAACGGGAGAAACAACTACGTTTGCCGGATCTGACGAGAATACAACACCCTCAGATGGTAGCAGTACAACTGCAGGATTTGGCTCTCCTGGTGGTATCGTAATAGACCCGTCAGGAAATATGTATGTTCTTGATTCAGCAAATAGTTCTATTAATAAACTCGTCATATATAACGTCGCATTAACTCCTCCTGTAAAAGTCCCTGATGCAATATCGAATGTATCTGCATTTGCTGGAAATGGTTTTGTAAATCTTACATGGACTGCTCCAGAGTCAAATGGTTTGGCGATAACAGGATATTCTATCACAGCAACTCCTCCCTTGCCAGGACAACCTATTATTGTAACAGATACATTTGCAAAGATTACGGGCCTCACAAATTCTCTGATGTATTCATTCACTGTATCGGCAATAAGTTCTTTGGGTGAATCGCCTTCTTCTACGCCTGTAACAGCAACTCCACTGGCGGCAATTACAGAAACCGTACCAGGGGCGCCTACGATTATTTCTTCTGAGGCTGGCGATAACTCCGTATTCCTCAAGTGGAATCCTCCTGTTTCTTCTACGGTCACGGCGTATAAGATTACAGCGTCAACTGCAGCAACGCCTCCCATTATGGAATTCACATTAACCACCTTTGACACAACTCTAAGGGAGTATACAATCAAAGGTTTGAAGAATGAAGCTGTTGGTGTTACTCCGTATTCTGTATCTATATATGCCATAAATAATTACGGAACTTCTCAAGCTGCAACGGTAAACGTTACACCCAAACCTGTTGCGGATCCTCCTGTATTCACAACGACATCTTATGCAGATAGGTCTGTTACGTTAAACTGGGTTCCCAATACTCCGTTTGGTGTAGCGCAGCCGACATCATTTAAAATATATTATTATATTGGTAGCGGATCTGAATCTTTTGTAGTTGTGTCATCTGGCAGTTTAAGAACAACGACGATTAATCAGTTGACAAATGGCAGCACATATACTTTCCGTATCACTTCTACAAACTCTAGTGGCGAATCCCCTAGGTCTATACCTGTATCTATAACACCGAATCCTATTGCACCTTCTTCTATTACAGTATCAGGTCTAACACCAAAAGACCAGTCGGCAATCGTCGCATGGAGTGTTCCTTACAATGGAGGCTCTCCTATCACATCATATACAATTACGCCTACTCCTTCTTCAGTAGGCTTTCCTATTACAGTAACAGATTCTACTTTGCTTTCTGCAGGCCAAGGTCAAGCTGTCAGTTGGAAAGTGAATGGCCTTACAAATGGTATTAGCTATAGTTTTATTGTTACTGCAAATAATGGATATACATATGGGAAAAATCCAGACTTTTCGGGCGGCCTAACGGTAATACCTCTGACACAATTGCCTGATGCGCCCACTGATTTAACATCGGTTGCTGGAAATTCATCTGCAACACTCAGTTGGAAGGTCCCAGATGTAAATGTCTGGAGTATTCCTGGTGGGCAAGTAATTACCGAATACAAAATTGTCGTCTGTGATTCCAGCGGAAATTCAGTGGTTCCAGCAATCACGGCGACAGTCACCTCTGCTACAGATTCTAGTATTTTGAACGCTTCTGCTGGAGCAACTGTTTCTTATACTGTATCTGGCCTGACAAATATCCTATACAGATTCAAGGTTTCTTCTCGCAATAGCAAAGGATATTCTTCTGAAGTCCTGACAACTGCTTCCGTAAGGCCGACTGTTCCTACTGCTGCACCAACACAGCTGACTGTTACATCCAAACATCAATCTGCATTTGTATCGTGGACACCTCCCACAACAAACCCTTCTCTAGGTATTCCAAATATATCAGGCTATATTCTAAGTGTATTTTATAGCAATGATACCTTAAAAAGTACATATTCTATCACAGCGTCTGCTTCCTCTTACAATGTACTCTCCCTGATAAATGATACGCAATATAAGATTTCTATAATAGCAAATAATTCTGCAGGTGCATCTCCAGAAACATCGAAGGTTTCTGTTATACCTGCCACTCAGGTGCCTGATACAATTACGAATATAGCAATTACACCTATTAACTCAGCTACTCCCACGATTCGGGTAAATTGGACTGCACCTGCATCTAGTGGTGGCCCTCCTATTACAAGTTATACTATTAAATACTATGATACATATGGCGTGTTAAAGGGTACGGTTATAGTACCGTCGTCATCTTTAGGACCACCCCCCTATCTATCATATACAATTAGCGGTCCTCCTTTACAACAATACATGACCTACACAACTACAATTACTGCAAATAACGGTGTATATAGTTCTGAGGAACAATCTATTGATACGACTACATCTTCTAATGCTGTGAACGATTCTCTTGAAAACGCACAGGAAAAATATGATGATGCTTTATCATCTTTCAATGCGGCAAAAGCATCAGGAAATGCGGCGGCAATTAACTCGGCAACGACGGCTTTGAATAATGCGGCGAATAATTTGATCAATGGTTCTTCTGCAGCGAATACAAACATAAATAACGCACTGGCTTCTTCAGATGCAGCCCTTTCATCTGCAAAAAATGATCTGACAACGGCACAGAATGCTGCATCAAATGCTCAAGCAGCATACAATTCTGCTTTGACAGATGCTAGTGGAAATACCAGTGCTCAGGCAGTTATTAATGCCGCTGCGGCACTTGCAGCGGCAAATTCTGCAGTTGTATCTGCACAGAACAAAGTAAACAATGCCATAGATAACGTGGAAAATATTCAAACACTGGCAATTGAAATGCAAATAAATATACTCAATGCTGCCGAATCTATTTATATAAAAGCAGCGGCAGACCTTGCGGCGGCCAATGCATTAACCCCTGCAAACCCTACTGCCGTTGCTGCAGCGACTGCCGCCCTTGCTACAGCTTCTACAAATCTGACCTCTGCACAAACAGCGGCAAACACTATTATCGGCAAATTATTAACAACTTACCAGGACATTAGCAATAATACATTCTTAGGCTATGTACAAGATATGCAAATAACTATTTCTTCTCTCATCGCCGCTCAAAATGCTTATAATGCTTCACTTACTTCTTCAGGGCCTTCTTCTCCAGCCACCATTGCTGCTGCTGCCAGACTTGAATCTTTAAAATCAAACACTGACACATGGATAGATATATTTTCTTCATTGGTTGATGCGCAGAATGAATATGATAAAGCAAATGCTGCTGCACAGGCGGCAGTGGCGAGTGGGGCGGGTGCAAGTGTCATTGGGTCTACTGCAGCTGCTAGAGATGCCGCCCTGAATATTTTGATCGGTTTTCAAAATGCAGCAAATTCTTTACATTCTGCACAAACAGCCTATAACACTGCTTTATTGGATGCTTCTGGCAATCAAGAATTAATTGATTCTGCCACTGCCGCCCTTGACACAGCGTTTTCTGGAGGTTCTCTAAATTCTTCCTTGGCGGAAGCAAACGATGAGATATCTAATGCTCAGTCATCTTCTGTATCGTATGTAAATGAAAATAGTGCTTTCACAGATGCAAGAACTGCCTATGATGAAGCGGTATCTAATTACAATGGTTCCCCTAGCCCAGGGAATACTGCTGCTCTGAATTCAGCATATGATATTCTGATAATGAGGCTAAGAAATCTTGCCGAGTCATCTATAAAAAATCTGAATAGTGCACAAGATGCTGTAGAGGCGGCGGCAGATGCTCTTTCTGCTGCTATTTCCTCAGGAAATCAAACAGCGATTTCTTCTGCGAATGCTGCCCTAACAGCGGCAAATACTCTACTCGCAAATGCGCAGGCAGCTGCCAACTCGACAGCAAATACATATGTGGCGAACATGCAGAGTATATATAACGCGGCTGTAATTGCACTTGCGGCGGCAGATGCTTCTGGCAATCAAGAATTAATTGCTTCTGCCACTGCAGCCAGAGACGCAGCGCTCATAAACCTTGGCACAGCACAAACGCATAAAACAAATACGGACAATCTGATAGCTGCACAAAATGCATACAATGCCGCTGAATCTTCTCTTCGAACGGCACAGATTAATGCAGCAGCAGCACAGGCAGCATACAATTCTGCTTTGACAGATGCTAGTGGAAACACGAGTGATCAGAGAGTTATCGATGCCGCTGCGGCACTTGCAGCGGCAAATGCTGGAGTTTCAGCAGGAGAGAATAATGCAGATAATAAAGAAAACAGTCTTACAACACGTGAGATTATCGTAACAACAACGGCGTCTGCAAACGCTGACGTATCATATACAGAGGCCATGTATAATGATTCAGTGATTTCATCTGGCTCTTCCACTGCCGCCAAAAATGACGCCGACGCTGCAAAAGTGGCTGCAGATGAAGCTGCTGCAGCCGCAGCAGCTGCAGCAGCCGCCGCCGCCTCAACAGCTGCAAGCGATGCCGCCGCCGCCGCCGCCGCCGCCGCTGCCGCCTCCACTACCGCTGCAGATTCCAATGCTTCACAAGAAGCTAAAGATGCCGCCGCCGCCGCCGCTGCCGCCGCCGCTGCTGCTGCCGCCGCCTCTGCCGCTGCCGCTGCCGCTGCTGCCGCCGCCGCCAACGCTGCCGCCACCGCCGCCGCCAACGCCGCTGCAGCTGCTGCCGCTGCTGCTGCCGCCGCCGCCGCCGCTGCCGCCGCTGCCGCCGCTGCAGGTTCTTCTCTGGGGTCTGCACAAGACCAACTTAATAACGTTGGGTCTTCGAATAATAACCTAGGTTCATCTCAACAGGCATACGATAGTGCTGCAGCGGCATTAGATGCCGCAACAAGTGACGCCGCTAGGGCAGACGCACAATTAGCATTGGACGCAGCAAATTCCAGTTTATCAGATGCTGCTTCATCGTCTTCTTCATCCTCAAATTCGGTTTCAACAGGCACTACTGTTCCTCTTTTAGCTCCTGCCGCTATAACAGTACTTACAGTATCTCCTGATAATGTATCCTATGATTTTCCAACCATAAGATGGAACGTTCCTAATAATAACCAAAGCGCTATTACGGAATATAATATTCACTTATATGATTTATCAGAGAATCTTCTGACTTTCCCATTCCCTAATGGAGTAACAGCGAATCCTATTGTGATTAACAGCAGCACAAACGGATTTTCCGATATTTCCAGTTTTATCACTGGAAGCCAACAAACATATAGAATACCTGGTATTTTCCCATACGCCTCTTCCTATAAGTTTAGAATGACATCTAAAAACGCCATTAACACATCAGTCTTTTCCGCCTTTGCAACATTGGTGACCAGACCCACTACAATTTCCGCTGCTCCCACTATAACTGCAGTGGGCGATTCTACTGCAACAGCCACGTGGACTGCTTCTCAGACGGTGGCAGGAGGAACAATCGCAAAATATACAATCAACTTATATAATTCCAGCGGCACAATTGTATCTTCCATTGACGCGTCTGGAACTGTACTTACAAGAATACTTACACCCATTACAAACGGAATTGCGTACACAGCAACAGTATATGCAACCAATACTAATGGAATTCCTTCTCAAGAAAGCCCTGCATCAGCCTCTTTTACACCATTCACAAGGGCTTCGCAAATAACACCCTCGGCCACTGATACAAACAATGGCGCTATTCTTTCTTGGGAGATTCCCAACAATGGAGGTAGCCCCATAACATCTTACATAGTATATACCTATAGTTCTATAACCTCTGGGGGAACATATACGAAGATTCTTACACAGACCTTGAATTCAACCACAAATCCTACTCTTTTTACTTCTGCAACCCAAGGTAAGACAGTGTATGTTACCATTACACCTTTATCAAACGTCACATTTTATAAATTTAAGATAACTGCAGTAAATTCCGCTGTCTCTTACACAGAAGCCCAAATTACAAATTTTAGCAATGTTGTATATCTGAATATTAAAAGTACTATTACTACAATATTCAATCGTGGTGAAAACTCAACTGGTCTGCCAAATGAATTATATTGCACAATAGACCCTACTGGAAATTACATATATCAATATAGCAATGCAACAAATAACTTATTGAGGATTGATACGTCAGCATATAATAGCTTTATAACCTATCCCGTATACACAACTGCATTGAGCACTAACACTACTCTCTATACTTTCACTACTGTTAAAGGGATGTGTATGGATTCTACTGGCGCCATATTTGTAGTGAATGGAAATACGGTTGTAAAGATTGTATACGATATAACAAATAGTAGATATTTTGGAACGATTGTTGCTGGTGCTGCTAGCTCTGGAAATGTAAATGCAAACCCAGCAACAGACGCAAGATTTAACAATATGAATGCTATTGTTTCTGATTTTAACGATGATTTATATGTAACAGATAATGATAATAAGAATATTAAGAAATTAGTAGTAAACAAAACAACTGGTGCATATGAAGTTATAACAATTGCGACAACAACTTCGACTAACTTAACTGGAATTGCTGTAGATTTAAATAGAGCTGTATATTTTACAGATAACCGTATTATTTATAAATTGACAGCGAATAACGCAAATTTTAATTCATATACGATGACGACTATTGCTGGAACTGTAACTGGTGGATTTACAGACGGAGTAGGTACAGCGGCCACTTTTAGTAATATCAAAGGAGTTACGGCTGATTCCTTTGGAAATCTATATATAACAGACGGCGGCAGTCAACGTATTTGTATTGTAACTCCTAATTCAGATGGAACATATACAACAACGACTATATTTGGCCAGATACCAGTAGTTCTTATAGGGGATGGAGTGGCGACAATAGATTCTGATTTGGCAAATGGTG